CCTAGTTTGGTTCGTGGTTTTTCTGAGACTTCTACTTATAACTACGATGTCATCCATGGAACCGGCCTAACTACCTTCTCTATGAAAGCTGTTGACCTGGCCGGTAAGTTGATCCGAGATTCTATACCTTTGAACAAAGTTAAAAAGAGTATAATGACCGGGAAGCTTTCAGGTTCTGTGTCTGAATTTGCAACCAACAAGTCTATGGTGAAAGAGAGGCTCAGTACAACACTTTCCGAGGAATTCTCTAAGTCGCTTACGAAGAAAGTTCGTGTGAAAAAGATGATTGATGGTGTATCGTCATATGTTGTAGAGGAAAAAACTGTGATCAAGAAAGTTCCGCAAACTCATAAGACAGTGATGAAAGGCAGAGCTAAAGAATATGAGTGGCTTAATGGTTGTGCTGATCTGCGATTTGCAGAGTGTGATATGAAAAGCAAAGCTGTCACACTCACCTCAGACCTTGTATTTGAGACAAAGGAAACTTCTACAATCCCATTGGTGCAGAATGTTGTGAAGAAATGGTTCCAAGCCTATTTGACACTATTCCCCAAGAACCAGTATGGAAAGGGTGGAAGAGAAATTGCTATACAAGATTTTGAAACCCGAGTTAACAACTTTTTCTTCGAGAAAGTTTCAGAGAGTATTTGTCAATGTTTAGAGGAAGAAACAATTTCAAAAGCATCTTCCAAGTACTTCATGCAGGAATCTATCTCTAAGGAATTCTTAAACAAGCAATTCACTTCAGAAGAGGATTTAGATACTTCCATAGTTTGGTTATTTAAGACTTTCTTCCTTAATGAGGATCATACCCGTTGGGGTCCGAGTACTAATGCGCTATTATTGGCTATGCTGATGCGTCCTTCTCTCGATCCAATAGATCCTAAATTGTTCAACATGGTGCTATTTGCAGCGATGAAAATGATGGACAAAAAGATTGAAATCCCCAAGGAAATCTTCACTTACTGGACTAGTGTTTACGACTCTGGAACAATGGATAGTTTTCAAAAGACTATTTATGAAGATTTTGCCAAGAGTGGTGAGATCACTTTTTCATTAGTTATCGGCATGATGCAAGGGATATACAACCTTGGTTCCTCAGTTAATGCAGTTGCAAAAATCAAATTGGCCCGCAAAATTATGGATACATTTGAAATCACTCATGGGATCCAAATCATCACTAAAGCTCTTGTAGGTTCCGACGATAAAGAGACAATTGGATCTGCTCGCATAGCTAAGATCAAAGATGAAGATGTATCAGCATTCCAGGGTAGGTTCAAAGCTGAGACTATCAGATCTGTCTTGATTTTTGAAAAGATTGAGGAAGTTGCATCAAGACTCCTTAACATGAAGAAATCAGGTGAAAAGAGTATTGCTAGTGTAAGAATCGGTGAATACCACTCAAATTTCCTGATGGATGATTCTGTTGTTAGTAGAAGGTACATCGAGTACGGTGCTCTATCTTCAAATTGTAAGGCTATATCGTATGGTACAGATGTGACTTCTGGATTCAATGGTATTGTTGCACTAGCTCAACATGGTATCTCAGAAGTTAATTGTCTGTTGTTCCAGCTAACACTCAGACGCCATCTAGATTCGATATACAATTTTGGAAGCAACGAGTCTCGGGATATTGAGAAAACATTTGGTTGTAAAAGAGAATTCTGCCCTGTAGAGCTTGGTGGGTTTCCAATACTGACAATTTCTGAGATGATAACAGGACTTAAACATAATGCCATTTCTAGGGTTTTGGACAATGGTAGTGAGAAGTCGGTTAAGTCGATGCTAAGGCTGTTATCTCCAAAGAATTCATTGATGGTCGATGCAGAACTTGATGATTATTCTCAAGAAGAGTTATCTTCATCCATCGGATTAAATTACATGGTTCGGTTGAATTCTAAAGTTGGAAATATCACAAGACACTTTGAAGAAACGTATGGGTCAAATCCTATAGTCATAAAAGACAAAATACTCAATGAGCCATGGCTTCCTTTTGTTGATCCTATTGGTGCTGATGATTTCTTATTAAAAATGGGTAATCGTGTATTTTCATTTCAATCAAAGGTCGCATTCTCGTACGAAAATGATATTTCTAACATGATCAGAATGGCTAGGATGTCTTCTTCTAAAGTTTGTTACATTGGACCTCATCTTGAAAAGTCAAAGATCAAGCCTGAGATGTTGAAGTCTTTTATGGAAACGGTCAAGGAATATGCAGACGAATCAGTAGATCCCAAATACAACGACGAAATCGCGATTTCTAGGATTGAGATAGGCAGGCTGCTAAGTTCTAATGATTCTTTTAGTTTGCTTCACGAATACTCGTCCAGTCATATGCTCGGCAGAGATGATGGTCGTTGTATTACTAGAAGAGCATCATATAAGCGGGCCACTTGTTCATCTGTGATTGCCATGAAGAATATATCAACAAAGAATAAGCCTCTAAATGTTATCATTGCTAAATGGTATCCAGAAGCCTCAGCTAGGTCCCGGGATTTGATAAAGAACAAGGACTATTTAGATCGAGACTTTGAGAAAATAGTATCTAGGTTTACATTCCTTCGTCAAACTGTAGAAGAAACATCCATCTTCTTATTTGGCTTTTCTAATGCTGAAACAGACAGGGCATCGTTTAACACTGCTGTCAATGTACTTCGCTCAAACGATCGCGCCAGAATCACACTCTTGTCAAATGTGAGAAGGGTTTTCGTTGATGATGAGTTCTTCCGTCTGTTGGTCACCAGGAATATCTACTCAGGATCGGAATATTCTATTGTACGAAGGATAATATCAACACACAAAGAGGATTCAATAAGAGAGAATTACTGTCGGACTCTGGAGCAGATTGCTGTTTCAATGTCAAGTGGTCTGATATACATACAGAATTCTAATAAGTCCAAAGAAGAAATCACTAAATCTGGGCTCAGATTCCTGGAAGAGTTTACGTCGTCTTCGATATCAACAATTCCGATTGCTATGACAAAATTGGATCATGTCTGCCGTTCTTTCTCAGAATTACTTCGATCTGTTTCTCCAACAATATTCATGAGCCTACCAATGCATGACAAAGTTAAAAAAGCTTTAGTCTGTGCAGCCAACATAGTCTCGCAGCAACTTGGTATGGAATATGAGGATGAGTATCAGGCATATAGTTATGCTTTGTCTGTTTGGTACATCAAGGAACAGAGATATGTCAAGAAAAAATACGATGTTAGTAGCGACTGCAAAGTTGGTATCACCTATAGAGGCGATAGGAATTTAGCAATAGAAACTCGAGCCGGTTTGATGACTATAACAATAGATCGGAAAGAATGGGGTCCATCGCCTGATATCACCATACCAATGAAGGTATTGCTGAACAACACATTCACAGACGATTCATGTCGTAGTGTAAGAGAATGTTTGGATAAGGATGTTAACCCAGCACTGTTTGAGAAATCTGTCAAGACCAACTCCAATGTGCCTGTTGTATACATGGAATCTGGACGTATCTTTGTTGCACCCTACTCAGTCATCCCTGTTGGCACCTTAATTTTGTCCAACTCTATTGTCAAATTTGCCAAAGTTATAACTACGGCAAAGATAGAATTTACCGCCACATTTAGCGGGTTGGTAGAAAGCAACAGCAATTTCTCACTAGGGCGCATTGTTGAAGGACGATTTGTCACCGTATATGACATAACTTCTCAATTGTTTGACCCTGCCAGCTTAATAGCAAATGGAGACAGGAAAATAGGTGTCCTAGGAGAAATTGAATCAATATTCACTGATAAACCGATTGATATCGATCTAGTTTCCTTGAAGATACCATTACTCGCCAGCAAGATAGGTATGGTACCAAGATACGAGGAATTTAGAATAGTACCTGAAAACTGGGATGATGTGGACACTAACGAGTCAGTCTCAGCGGCAGATGCAGAAGCTAAAGAGGATGACGACTTTGATCTAGATTTCTTCGAATTTGAGACCACTGGAGGTGATGCAATTGAATCAGCAATTGATTATGTTGACAATGACTTTGCTGATTTAACA